ATCAAGCTTAACGACCCAAACCTGCTAACGGCAGCTCAGGAACTAGCTGGAATGAACTAGACCTAGCTGCCCTAGAATCGGAAGTTTTCCTTCTGGGTCACTGGAAAGACTATGATGAACTTGAATCAAGTCTTTCTATGCAAGAATTGATAGCTACATTAGGTGCAATGCATGACAAAGAAAATCGTCAAAATAAGTTTTTAGCTGCCATCCAAGGAATTGACTTGTCTGAAAACAGTTCAAGCCAGTCGTCTGCAGATGCTCCATCAAGTCTTTCAGAGGTTAGTGCAAGAGCAGAAAGAAGATTGGGAGGAGACGATAATTCGTCTTATGCTTTAGAGTTTGGCATAAGTGCAAGTGATGGTCTTGGTTATGAAGTATTGGGGTTGGAAAATATAAATGGCTAATATTAATGCCCAATTTAATTATTCAGCTAACTTTGGTCCAGTTATTGGACAAATGCAAAAGCTTACTGCTGAGGCAAACCTATTAAACAATACATTACAAAATCTTGATAAACAGTCTGTAGGATTAAAATCAAACCTTGCAGGTGCATTTGCATCTGATCTTGGAAAAATCGGTGGCTACAATGCCAAGATGATTCAACTTACTGACTCTGTTGATCAGTTTGGACAATCCCTTTTAAAGCAAAAACTTACCCTAAAAGAATATGCCAAAGAAGCTATTGGAGCATTTACAAGTTCATCAAATGCACATAAACTTGCTGTTCGTGAAGTAGCCAGAGAAATGTCACAACTTGTGACTCTTGGCAAGGGTATGGATGGAAAGCAAATGGGTATGATGATTACCCCTGCAACAATTAACCTTAAAGATTTTAATACCCAACTTGCTGTATCTCAAAAACAGTGGTCTATCTTTAATAGTCTTGTTCAAGATGGAACTACCCACTTAATTAACTTTGGTAAGAATACCCAATGGGCTGGTCGTCAGATTACTGTTGGTCTTACCGTTCCTTTAACTATTTATGGAAATGCAGTATCTAAGATTTTCCGTGAAGTAGATGCAGAACTTACACGCTTCCAGAAAGTTTATGGAAGCGACTTGATGAATAGTACCTCTGAGTCTACTAATAGTATGGTTAATGATGTTCGTAATCTTGCTATAGAATTTTCAAAGTCATTTGGAATTGCAGCAAAAGAAACAGCATCTCTAGCTGCCGACCTTGCAGCAACTGGCTTAGAGGGACAAAAACTTCTTGCCTCACTTAGAGAAACAACTCGTCTTGCTGTACTTGGTGATGTTTCAAACCAAGACGCAATGAAAACAACTTTGTCTTTACAGAATGCCTTTAAGATAAGTACTGATGAACTTGCTAGTTCTGTAAACTTCCTTAACGCAGTAGAAAACCAAACTTCTCTTTCTCTACAAGATTTAACAACAGCAATTCCAAAAGCTGGACCAGTTGTTAAAGCACTTGGCGGTGACGTAAAAGATTTATCCCTATTGATGGTAGCCCTTAAAGAAGGTGGTATCTCTGCAGCAGAAGGTGCTAATGCCCTAAAGTCTGGTATGGCATCTTTGATTAATCCAACTAAGCAAGCATCGATAACTGCAAAACAATATGGCATTGATATTAATGCTATTGTTCAAGCTAATCGTGGACAACTTATGCCAACAATTATTGCTTTCCAACAGCAACTACAACTTCTTGATGATTTTGGTAAAGCCCAAGTTATTGAAAATGTTTTTGGTAAATATCAGTTTGCTCGTATCTCAGCACTTTTTGATAACTTAAATGCAAGTGCTTCCCAGACAAATGCGGTACTTGGTTTGATGGGTAAATCAAATAAGGAGCTTGCAGCAACAGCATATCAGGAAATGGACACCTTGATGAACAGCTCTTCAAAGCGTTTCCAGAGAGCTATTGAAGGAATTAAGGCACAATTCATTTCTGTTGGTGGATCTATTACTTCTGCAGTCACCCCAATTCTTGAAAACCTTACTGGCAAGATTCAAAAGGCTATTGAGTTTTTCCAAAACCTGCCAAAGCCAGTAAAATCATTTATTAAAGTGGCAACAGGGTTAACTGCTATTGCTGGTCCAATTATTATGATGGTTGGTATTTTCTCTAACTTCCTTGGATATATTGGCAAGGGTGCTATGGGTATGGTTAATCTTGGTAGACGTATGGCAGGTATTCCAACTCAAAAGTTTGAGATGCTTACTGATACCCAAATTATGGCTACTAAGGCAACAGCCGAACTTGCTAGATCTTTTGATGTAGAAAGATCAAGTGTTGAAAGACTTAACCAAGCACTTGGAATTTATAAGCAAAATCTTGCAGATGCTATATCTTTAAATCCAGCTTTTGTAAATAGACAAATGCCTTTGGCAGCTCCAACTACCCCACAATTAAGAATGGGTGGAAGAATGCCAGGATATTCAAACAATTCTTCTGCTTGGGTTCCAGGTTCTGGAGATGGAGATAAAGTTCCTGCAATGCTTGAGCCAGGAGAATATGTTGTAAATAAAAAAGCAGCAGCTAAATATTCTGGAACATTAGATCAAATTAATTATCAGTCTGCACCACGCTTTCAAAAAGGTGGAAGAATGCCAGGATATGCAGATACATCTACAACATTTAATTATGATGCAACTTATCCATACGATGGATTTAAGCTTGACCAGTCAAAACATTTAGTTCTTGCTAATGGAAAAGTTATGCTTAAGGCTGACTATGATAGAATTTCCTCTCAAGGTGGAAGATTACCTGTATTAATGAGAGACGATATGAATCCATATCTTAACGAAAAATATGAACCTAGTTTGAGATACCGTCTTGGCAATGAAAATCCATTTGTTGGTCCACTTCCTCAAGTTTCTTATCAAGCAATGGGCAGAGCAGGAGTAGGTGGATCTCGTAATGTTTATGGGTATCCTTTTAAAACAGAACAAGAAGCAGGTGTATTTTCTACATTAAATAGTACAACTTTTGGTGCTAATCAAGGTGGATCAAAAACTTCTAATATTGCAAGAAGTATTAATGATCCACAACAACAGGCATATGCAGACTGGATAGCTGGACATAATACAAATCAGTTTAGAGCTGGAACAGGTGTTATGAAAAGACTGCAAATGGAAGGTCATCGTGAGCAAATGCTTAATAGTATGTCTCCGATATCTCAAAGTATTCCTTTATTTAGAGGAACGGTTCTTAAAGAAAAGGGTGCTAATGAATTTTCAGGTGTAGGTGCTAGAGAACTTCTAATGTACATCAAGCATGGAATGTTTGATAAGGCTATGGGAAAGAAAATCCAATGGTCAGATATGCAATCATTTTCTAGTATTCCAGATATTGCAAACTATTCTAAGTTTATTGAGTCTTGGACAAACCCTTCAAATACTAATTCAAAGAAGGCAGCAGATAGACAACTAGCAAGTATGGAAATGCTTCCAGTTATATTTAGACTTGCAAATGCTAGAGGACAAACTGGCTTTAACATATCTTCAAAGGCTATGGTTCAAGAAGTTATGGGAAGTCCTGTTGATGAAAAAGAATGGGTATTAAATAATCCTTCTGGAACTATTACTGGTATCCGCCAAGATATGGGTACAAAGCACCACATTATTGATCTTATGCAAAAGGGTGGTAGAGTACAAAGCCATGCTGAGGAATCAAAAGATTTAAGTGAAGCCTTTGAAACCTACAAAATAGGATATAGCGGTTATGAACCAGAAGGACATGACTATTTTGAATTAATACGAGACTATGGAAAGGGTGCTGGAGCATCAGTAACTCTTAGACCAAGTGATGTTGTTAAAAATGGATGGTTAATAGATAAGGCATTCTCTAGTGGTGCTCCTCAAACAGCAATAGTTGAGTTAATGGTACAAGCAAGAAAAATGGTTCAAGAACAAGGTGGAGACTTATCTATAAGGGCAATTAAGAACGAAGGAAGTTATTCTACTTTTAGTGCACCTATGCTTTTAGCAGCAGAAAGAATGGGTCTAATATCATTTTCAGAAGAAGAAAGATTACAATTATCTGATGCCAATTCCAATGAATACACTATGCAAGACTTTTTAGATGGTAAAGATCCAGAAGAAGGTGTTCAACGAAATCTTTCAACTAAACGAAATGCGGAAGCGGCTATAACAGCATCTCTTAAGTTTGTTAAAGGCTTCAAGCCAGATAAAAGAGGGCAAGATGAAACAGTAGAAAAAATAGATCCTTTGCCAAACTGGAAAAAAGAATTTTTAAGACAAAAGAGTATACCTTTAAAGAAGCAAATGGGAGGTAGAATACAAAGCCATCAAGATGAATCATTTAGAGCACCGTTCCAAAAGACAGACAAAGAATATGAAACTGTTTACAAGTGGATTTCTGGAGAACTTGATTACTTTAGACAAAGAAAGAATGTAAAGGGTCGCTGGACTGATTCTGAAAAGTTTGACGCAGAAAGATACCAGCAACTTCTTGGCGTAATGCGTTCTGTTCCAGAGGGAACACGAATGATGAGAGGCTCTGTTCTTAATCCAGGAATGTCTGGAGAAATGTCTAAAGAAACCCAACTTGCAATGCTTACTGCTATTCAAACTGGTGATTATGGAAGTCTTTATGGAATGGAAGTTTCATTTAGTGATTTTGCATCTTTTGCTTCAAACTTTATGGGTGAACAGTATGGTCCTAGAGGAGCAAATGGAATAAGTAAGTTTTCACAGGTCGCATACAACAAGTTATACAGAGGTGTGCATAGTAGAGATACTGAAAGCGGTAGGTTCTTTGATGACATTGAACGTCAAAGGGCTATTGGAAAGGAATCAAAATATGGTTCTTCTCCAGTTATGTATGATTTTACTGCTGGACCAAATACTCAAGGTAGAGATATTTCTATGGGAGACCCATCAACAGGAGCACCATATCCAAAATATAATGAAGGATGGGTATCTGATGTACCAGATGGTATTAATGAAATCCTTACATATGGAGCACAAGGATCAATTACTGGGGTATCTTCAGACATCCAATCACGTCAACCAATTATTCACATGCAGGGTAAACAAATGGGTGGAAGAATTAATGGATATGGTGATGACTCAAAGGAGTTAGCTGAGTGGACTTCTGGGGGAATGAAGGGTGTTAGAGGTAATCTTTACAAGTATCAAGCATTAACCAATCAGGCATCATCTATTCCTGCAGGAATTAGACTTGGAAGAGGAACAGTTTTAAATCCAGGACTTTCAAAAGAACTTTCTGCAGAACAACAAACAATGCTTTTAGCTGCTATTCAATCTGGTGACTACTCAAGCGTTATTGGAAAAGAATTAAACTTCAGAGGTCTTAATTCATTCTCTGAAAGTTCTATTGGTGCAAAGTATTCTACTGAGAACAATTATCCTATTAGCAGATTTATGGATAATGCTCTTGCTCCATACAGTGCTGTTGGTCAATCTGGATCGTTAGCAAAAGCAGTGGCAAGTGGATTGAAGGTAGGACCAGCAGGGTACTCTGGAGCATTCTTTGATTTTACTACTGGTAAAAACACCAAAGGTATTAATGCTGGACTAAGGTCATTAAATCAGCTGCAAGAAACAATTCTTAGCTCCCCATCTGGAAGAATTACTGGTGTCTCATCTGATACTCAAAAAAAGAAACCGATATTCCATATTCAAGGATACCAATCAGGTGGAAGAATTAAGGGATATGCAGATGGTTTAGGAAGCACAGGAAAATCTCTTACAACAATATTTGGAAGAATGAACCCTCCTCATGCAGGTCACGGAATACTTCTTGATTCTGCAAGTGCTTGGGCAAAGGCTAATGGATCAGATTTTAAATTTGACTTATCTTCTCAAGAAGGAAATGCAAAAAATCCTTTATCTTTAAACGACAAGTATTCATTATTTAGAATGATGTTCCCACAATATGCAGCAAACTTGCAAATGCCAACTGGCGGAACAAAGATTACAGACAAGCTTCAAAGTTTTGTAAACAGTGGATATACTTCTGCCGATATATTTTTAGGAGAAGACCAAGCTGGTCAGTTTAATAACTTTTTGCCAAAAGCTGCAGCAGAGATTGGATTAAAGGCAAATATTCATGCTGTAGGTAGACCAGAAGGTGCTATGTCAGCAAGTGCACTTCGTGCTGCAATCGAAACTGGAGACTTGCAATCAATTATGTCCTATATACCAGGAAACCTTCCTCCAGAACAACGTAATGCTATTGCTAAAAAACTTGCTGGTATTTCTATTCCACAATCTAAGGCAAAAAGATTAAAGAGTGCTGCAGGGGGATATTTTGCACATATTGTTCCAGGAACATATGTTGGTCAAAACATTAATTTAAAATATCCTCTTGGATTTGACGTTCCTAAAGATATTAACGATAAGTTAAGAAATCAGAAAGCCTTGGTAAGCAAAGAAACCCTTATGGAAAAGTTTTTTAATTCAGCAGGATCAACACAAACAATGAAACAAGCTTTTAGAGCTTTTTCAAAACAACATCCAGAATCTGATATTAAAGAAGGGTATGAAAATACTATAAAGCAGTCTATGGAAATAGGTCTTAAAGATGCTCCAGAAATGCTTAACGACTCAATATTATATAATGAGGCACTATCTGAAGATCCAATTAAAAAAGCATTTAATACTTTTAAGAGATATAAATATCTTGCTGGGTATAGAGCAAATGCCAGTATAAAAATGCTTGAAGACGCTGGATTTACACAAGATGGAGATATATATACTTCTCCAGATGGAAAGCTAAGGACTAAAGCTATTAAGACAGATAATGGTAGACTTAAGCTTGTAGATCCAGAAACAGGACAAAATATGTGGGGCTCACCGTCACAATCTAAAACTACTAGATCTGTACCTGCTAAATATCCTTTGCTTAATTACTTTATGAATCAAAAACAAATGGGTGGTCGCATAAATGGATATGCTACTGAAACAACTTCTTGGGATAAGAAAGCAGCAGCACCTAAAGCATATGCAGGTGTATTACAAGGCATTCCTAATTGGGCTACAAAGGCTAATGAATATAATGCTATTGTTTCTGCATTACAAAATGCAGGTGTTCCTCAATCAGATAGACTTGCATCATTCTATATTCAAGATGTATTAGCACATATTAATCCATCCACCACAAATGTTAATGGAATATATGAAAAGGTATGGTCAGCAGCTAATTTGATGAAAGACTCTCAAGTCTACAATGTATTCCTTGAGACTCTTAGAACAAGAAAAGATATTGGTGGATTGTTAAATCCTTCTACCGTCTCAAGAGTTGCAAGTGCATCTGGATTAGCTATGCCATTAGTTCAAGCAGAATTAACAAAGATTGCAGATGGTGTTCATCCAAATACCGCAAACGGTGCAAAGGTTATGATGACACTTGCAAGAATGTTCCCATCAAGAACTTCTCCAGGAATGCCAATCGCTGTTGCAGCAGGTATGCAAGCAAGACTACAGGGTAACTTCTATGACACTCTTGGACAAAGAGCATTGCCTTCAAACCTTCCAAATACAACTGTAAGAGCCTATGATCCAAAGGGTACTGGAGCACCAACATCAAGTACACAAGGCTCTAGAACAGCCTCTAGTGGCATTGTAATGCCATCTGGAGCTATTAGACCAGGAATGGTAATGCCAAACATTCAAAGTATCCCATCAGCAGCAGGTGGAACAGGAACATCTGCAACCGTTAAGGTTGATGGAATGGGCAATGTATTGTCAAATGGTATTGATGATATGGTTGCAAATACTATTACAGGTCAACCTATTGCGGTATCTAGTAAGGAACTTCTTGCCATTGGTCCTGGCGGTGGTATTGCAGGTGTAACATCTCCAGGAGATGAAGCTAGAGGCAAGATTGTTCATCCTATGGGAACATCGTTGATGCGTGGTGGAAAGTTCAGAGAACAAAGACTACAAGGATTTGATGCTAGAACAGGTAGATTTGTAGCTTACAATGAATCTCAAAAAAATAAAAATACTCCAACACCAGCAACACAAGAAGAAACTCTTCCTGTATATGAAGGTCAGGCTGCATATGGAAGAATGGATAAGTTTGCAGCAAGTATTGGATTCCTAACAAGCGGAGTATATACTTTACAAACAGCATTCCAGCAATTTACTGCAACAACTGCAGATGGTGCAGATAAGTTTACAAAAATAGCAGCAGCATCCACTCTTGTAATTACTAGTCTTCAAGGTGTTTCGCAAATGCTTGTTGATAACGGAAAAATTCAAGCAATGCAGGATAAAGCAACAATGATGCAAGGTGCAGGAAAAGGAAAAATGTCTATGGGAATGGGCAAAATGCTTGGAGTAGGATCAAAAGCTCTTGGGATGTTGGGTGGTCCAATGGGAATGATTGCTACATCTGTTGCCATTGCTGCTGTGAATAAAGGCATTGCAATGTATCAGGCTGCGGTACAAAAAGCAAAAGCAGCAGGTAGTGCAATGTTTAAAGACCCTATTGAAGGTGCAAAACTTCTTGGTATTACTCTAAAAGATACTTCTGCCATTGCTCAAACATATTCTAAAATTGCTGAAGGTCTTGGAATGAAGGGTACTGGTAAAGGTGCTTATGATAAAACCTATGCCGATGTTGTTAAAAAAGACTATGGAGACTTAATAGATAGCTTAAAGATTGTATTAAATCAGGAAGAAAAAAGAAATAAGCTTTTACTTACATATATTAATCTTACTCAAAAAGGATTTAGTAAGTCTGATGCAAAAGATTATGTAAAAGAAATTGCTCGCCAATCTGGTGCTATGTCTGCATTTAATAGTATAAACTTAGATAGTCTTAAAACTACCACCGACATTGCAAATCAAACTGTTGCTTCTACAAAAGCTATTGTTTCAAGCATTGGAAAAGTTGACCAGAATCTTATTGGAAAGTATATAAATAAAAAAACTGGAACAATTTATAATACATTTGCAGAGGCAGATGCTGCAAGACAACAAGATTCAAGCTGGATGCAAAGAAATGCATTTGCAACAGATGCTGGACTGGGTGATTATGAACAAATTGATAAAAATACTGCAAGCACACTAAGTGCTGGAGTTTTGGGCGGAATGAGCTCACTTGGTCTTGACGAAAAACAAATGGGAGAAGCCATTGCAGGAGCACTAAAAACTGCTTACTCAATAGCTGCAACCGATCCATCAGCAGCTAACCAAGCAGGTGCAATGATTATAGAGAACATAGCCAAGGGAACGGCAGAGCAGCAAGAAGCAGCCAACGCTTCGATTCTTGAGATGATGAAGGAGGCTGGTGCTAGCAGTGCTGATTTAGGATATAACTTTGTTCTTGGTGGCGGTCTTACTGAAATGGCAAACGATGTTGAAGGAAAGTTTGGCGATATGGGTCCAAAATTCTCTAATGCAATACTTTCATCTATTCAGTCTGGAAACATTGATATGGTAAACGAAATGTTGGAACAGTCTGGCGGAGAGCCAAGTCTAGAAGCTATGCAAAATTTTGTAAACAAGGTAGCAAGAATACAAGCATTGGCAAAAATTGATTTAGAGGTTGATATTCAGTTAGAACAAACAAAGAAGCAACTTGAATTAATAAAAACAGAACTTGGAAAAACATTTGATATTTTAATTGCAGCAAAGCAAGCAGAAGTAGAGATTGAAAATAAGCGTCATGAACAAGCAATGAAAAATCTTGATAATGAAGCAAAGCGTCTTAATGATAAAAAAGATATTCTTCAAAGAAATACTGACTACTATATCAAGGAACTTGAAAGAGAAAAGCAAGCAGAGGACTATTATGCTAATCAAAGAAAAACTGGATTATCTGGTCTTAAGGCTATTTCTGGTGGAGATGTATTTGGATTTATCGGTGCTCAAATGGATGCAGCCTCAAGTGCTGATCAGTTTGGTAGAGATCGTTCAATGCAAGCGATACAAGAAACTGCCGATGCTGGTCAAAAGAAGCTTGATGAAGAGTTAAGGGCTATTGACAATAGAAAAGAAGCCGAAGCTGGAAGACATGAAGCAGAGCTTGCAAACATTGAAGCAGAAATAGAATTTTTAAATAAGAAAAGGGCAGTGTCTGTTGGTGCAGCAGAAAAAGCAATATCAAAAATTGAAAAAGTTGTAGCAATGAGTCCTTCCGATCCTGGATATCAGGCTGCGGTTCAAGAGGCTATGAGCCTAGCAACTACTGCTGGAATGCAAGCATCTCAGGTTTTACAAAATGTAGATACCTCCTCTATGACAAAAGAAGAACTTACTGATTTTAATAAAGTAAAAGATGATCTTGGTCTTGCTATTGACACATTCAATGCTGATGCTGAAACAGCCCTTGATGTTGTTGGGCAAGACGTTGAAGAAATTACTCAAAACATTGTAGATTCTCTTGGAGCAGCAGGAGATATTTTAGGTCAAGTCATGACAGATTTAAATAAGCCAGTTAAGCCAGGATCTGCACTAGCAACAGTTGCAGAGTTAGCTGGAATTGATGTTGGTTCTTCTGCTGGATCAATAACTGGAGAAGGAACAGAAGGAAATACTTCAACAAATACTCCTACTGCAACTAGTAGCCCTTCAACTGCTTCTACGGTAGCAAATTTTTTAAGTAATATTTCTGGTGGTTTTAGAATTGCAAGATTGATTAACAATAAATTTTCAGATGGAGGACCTATCTCTGGTCCAGGAACAGGAACATCTGATTCAATTCCAATTATGGCATCACACGGAGAATATATAGTTAAAGCAGAAGCTGTAAGAAGAATTGGAAAAGCAAAGCTAGATCAAATTAATAATATGGGTGCTGCTGGATTTGCTATGGGAGGACTTGTTGGATCAATGCCAGCAATGTCATCTGCTCCAGGTTTTGCTGGTGGTGGAAGTATTCCTATGCCAACTATATCTGCACCATCAACTCCTAAATACAATGTTCCTTCCGCAGGTGGAGGAATGTCTCCTTCACCTATTGCTCAAATGGCTCGTGGTGGACAAGTAAATTCAAGTTCTTCAAATGTTAACTCTAGCCCAGTTATGAACTTTAACGGTGCAGGTATGGATATGGTTATGCATCACGTTAATAAAGCTGTTGGTGGTAGAATTAGTAGTAATTCTAGGAGAATCGGTTAATAATGAGTTATAGTAGTCTTGCCCAAAAATATTTAAGACCATCTTTAATTATTTGGTCAGAGGATGAGCCAGTTCTTGGTACAGTATCTCCAAATGTTGGTAAATGGGACCTTGGAACAAATTATCTGTACATCTCTGATAACAATAGAGCAGAACTTGCAGTATCTTTTGAGCGTATTGAATATAAGCAACGCATGATTAATGGAACAATGAGATCCTATCACGTTGCAGATAAAAAGAATTTTTCTACATCTTGGGAAAAGCTTCCTTCTAGAAAAACTCAAGTAACTGAATACTCTGCATCTTCAAGTTTTGCAGGTGGTCAAGAAATGCTAAAATGGTATGAAGATCATACTGGAGACTTTTGGATGCTACTAGTATATGACGTAGATAGCACAGTAGCAACAACAGATATAAAAAAGAATGTTGAAAAGGTAAATGTATTCTTTGAGAATTTCTCATACAATGTGCTTGAAAGAGGTTTTGATTTAGATCTTTGGGACATTGATCTTAGCTTGGTGGAAGTGTAATGCTTAGTACTGGAAATACTGCATTAAATGCAGCTATTAAAACAGAACTTGCTTCTAGTTCTTCTTTAAAGTCCACCCACCAAGTTATTGCTGAATGGAACTATAATGCATATACCCCATATTCTAGTATTGGATGTTTACTTGCAAGTGGTGAAACAGATGATGGATATCAAAATTATAGCTACACTGCAGGTGATGACACAGAGGTAACAAATACTGATATTGATAGAATTAAGTATACCCCCCTAAAAGATATATTTAAAACAAACAGACCAAATCCAGGAATTGTTCACGGTGTTGCAAACACCAAGTTAGTTTATGATGCTTATGCTGGAAACTATGCTGACGGTAAATCAAAAGCAGGAACACCTAAGCCAATTAATGGAGACGGTGATTCACTAGCAATAACTAGAATATTTAATCTTATTTCAGAAGATACAAGATTTTATCCTATTTCTAAAAACTCTTCATTTAAGTATTGGTCTTCTATTAGAAAAAAGAATGGTGTAACTATTGGAGTTTCTTCAACAACAGAATCAAGCGGAGAATATGCAATTACAAATGCTTCCCCATTTATAATTTATGAAGCTACTATTTATGTTAATAAAATAGTTGTTAAGACACAAAAACACCAAGGATATGCAAAAAGCTTTAAGATACAGGGAACTGTTAATGGATCTGATTGGACTGATTTATATACCGCAACAAACTCTAATGTTTTACAAGATGGAGTATTAAATATTTATCATCAAGGTGCTGGTGTTTGGTCTGAATATACCGCAGTAATTGATGCTCCAAATGAAAAGGTTGTAACTTCTTTTAGTAAGTCTTCTCTAGATAGCAATATCGTAAGTCTAAAAGGAATTAGATTCCTTGTTCAAAAAATGTCTCAGCCAAGCATACCAGTAGAAGTAATTGAGTTGAGCCCAAGACTTGTTGCAGACGTTACAAATAATGTTACCAGTTTAGACATAAGGTCTTCTGTTGGAAACTCTGCATATGGTTTGCCTATTGGAAGTGTAGTATCTTCAAGCGGTTCAATATCATTATCAGACTATGACTCTTTTTTTAACAAGAATAATAACAATTCTATTTTACAAAATATTTTAAAGCCAAACGTAGAAATTAAGATTTATCAAAAACTAACTATTGAAAATGTTGACTATAGGTTTCCTCTAAAAACTATGTATACTGGCATCTGGGAAGATGCAGATGCTCTTGTTGTAACAACCAATCTTGAAGATTACTTTAAGTTTTTTAGAGAAGCAGCAGCACCAGATTTAATGATTGCAAATAATACTGGTGTTCCGACTTCCGTTGCCCTACTTATGATGCTAGACAATATTGGATTTACTGGATTTAGATTTGAAAAAACGAGCAATGATAATGACTATGAAGATGTAGTTATGGATTTCTTTTACTCGCAGAAAGAAGAGACGGTACTTGAAGTTCTTGAATCAGTTGCTATCTCTACCCAAACCTCTATCTATATGGATGTAGACAATGAGCTAATTGCTATGACTAAAGAAAAGATGATTGCTCCAGAAACAAAAGATTTTTGGTTTATTGGAAACGATGGGGTTTCTGAAAAGACAGATAGTATTGTTATAGCAATAGAAAAATATGCTGGAGCTGGAACAACTACAGTTACTGGGACCTCCCCAAATAATCATGGATTTTCTATTGGTGAAAAGATAACAATTAGTGATGCGGTAGGAACACAGCAAACAAAACTTAATGGAACCTGGACAATAGCAAGTATTCCAACAGATAAAACATTTACCTTTGTTGTTTCTTCGTCTGTAACAAGTGGAAACCTTACTACAGGATTAGGAGTAACAAGACTAGTTATTCCTTATATTTCTAATATACAAACTTTTAACGAATCATCTGAGCCACCAATTACTGATGTAAATGTTGACTATAATGGTCTTGGCATAGAAAAGAAATCAATGTCTCTGATAAATAATAATGATGACAAGAAACAACAGCATTTAGAATCACCAAACTTTGGGGCTTCCTTTGTAAATAAAGACTTGAGATACAGTTTAGATATTGTGTGGCAACCAGGAAATGACAAAGGAAAGTCAGATAACTATTTAGCTGCTGCTGCAATTATTAAAGATATTCCAGAGCAAAAACCTATGGACTTCTTTACAGATAAAACAGAGTCTGCAAATAGTAAGCAAGATGCTATTAGACAGTTCTACGGAAGGTCTGACGGAGCAAAGGTAAATCTTTGCATAAACCTAGATAAAGAAATGATTAATACTTTTATTAACAGCTACAGTGGGTATGTAATGATTGATACTGAAATTATTAGATATAACGGTATTCTTTTCTTTATGAGTAATCCAAGAGAAAGAACATTTAAAAAGAAAATTTTGTTTAGTGTTGAAGAATATAACTTTGAAAAGTCTAAACTGCGTCAGGGCGGTTCTATTGAACCAGAAGCCTTAATAGTGCACCTTGACCTAGAAACAGATATTGACCAATCAGATCCAAGCAAAAATATTTATACCTTAGTTTCCGATGGAAGAGGTCAAAATAAAACAGAGATTACTGCACACAAGGCAGTAGATACAAGCAAAGAGTTTATGCAAGATAGGGCTGCCGATGATTGGCAAAAATATGGTGTTCAGCTTTGGGGACCAAAGAGAGCAGTTCCAACATCAATTATTAATTCTTTAACCGTTACAAACAGAATAGATAATTTTGTTACAAATAAAACAACGGGTGCTTTGATGACATCCAAGTCAATTCCTGGATATATTAGAATTAGCTCTGCAAAATCATCAGGAAATCTTCCAAGCAGAAGAAAGATAGAAGATTCAGTTAAAGACTTCCTACCTGCTGATAATGTGTCAGAGCAGATTGTTTCTGGAATATTTAAAACTATTAAAGTAAAAGGAAATAAAATTCCAATTAGAAGAATTGGAACAAGAATGAGACTTGTTTCGGACGTTCCTAAAAATGTTGGTTCAGGAGAAACTTTAATTAAAGATGCTTGTATTGCAGGTATTGGTTGGAATATATCTACAACAAGCTCTGGTAGCAATTCTGGAATAGAGGGATACTTTGTTGAGATAGAAGATGTTGGTAAAATTGATAAAGACTCTTTACTTAATGAAAACTATAGAAACCTTAGATTTTATAAGATATATTACGACTCTGAAAAGAAAAAGCATATACCAAAGGTAATTAGAAATGCTTGGGTAAATGTATCATCTACTCCTTCTACCGCCCCAGATATGGGTACAGCACTAACAGATGCAAAGGGCGGTGGCAAAACTTATGCCCAAATATTTGACTTAGAGGTTGTTATTAGAGATAAGGGCTCTATAAGATACTACGAGATATATTGGGATGATCAGCAAGTAATTGAAGCAAGTGAACCTTTTCAAAATATTGTTGGCGGTAGCACCATAGCTGATAAAGATACATCCGTTGCAGGTTTTATTGCAAGAGGTCAATCTTCAGCAATATACGAATACCTATATGTTTCTTCTTCTCCAGATGATATTGTTATTCCAAAACAGTCATCTGTTTTGACAAAGAATAAAGATCAAAAACTATCAAGTCTTGCAGGTCGTGGATTGTTACCAGACACATTGATGCAAACAATTAACGACAGCAGGGTCCTTGTATACTTTGAAGACTTTGGAAGGTATGCTAGAGAGGTTAAAAAGTTTGACACTAGGTTTAATTCCCCATCGCTTAATGCAACCTTAATTAGTTTGACAGATGTTAATCCAAATTACTTTGTATCAGAATTTCAGCCTTCATCTTTTGGAGCATCTTTTTGGCTATACAACACTGGAAGTAGTGCAATTCAAATAGATGAGGCATCCCAAACTCCTCTTTGGATTTCAGCATTTACTTTAAAGAATGTAAATCCTGGAACGGTGCAGTCAAGCAAGCTGATAGAAAAAGAAGAGTATGCTAAAGAAGATAATGATAGATATACTATAAATAGAAATGTTTATGGAAAACAAGAAATTATGCTTTCTGGAGATTTTATTAATAACCTAGAACAGGCAAAATCTCTTGCAACTTGGATTACGGACAATCTATCAAAAGAAAGAAAGTCCATAACTTTGAGCATTTTTCCAAATCCAATATTAGAACTTGGAGACAAGGTTGGTCTTTTATATTCAGACAAACTATATAATGATTCAACAAAGACATACACAATATCTTCTATTTCTCATAGTATATCTAATACTGGTCCAGCAATGAATATTGAAATAAGGGAGTGTGTCTAATGGTTGCTATTGTTCCAGGTTCTGGAGACATAGAAATGGGAAAAAATATTTCTGGAAATGAATATAGTTTTTATTCAAACTACAACCCTTCAGTAAATACTACCGCAGAAGAAAGAACACTTTATACTATCTTGCAACAAAAAGTAGCCTATGGTGGTATTGAGTCCTTAAATAAATCAGGAATGCACTCTAAGGGAGTTGTATATAATCAACAAAATAGTTCTATGAGACTTGATGGTGGGTCAGCACAAAATCCACATGTTTCTGCTACTATGGCAGATGCAGTAAAGTGGTCAGGTGGTCGTGAGCTCACACCAGTTGCTGGAAAACCAGGACTCTATCAAGATCAAGCTTGGGCTGGCACTCCCTATGTTTTTGTTTTACAAACTCCAGGATCTAGAACAAAAACTCAAACATTTGTTCCTAAAACAAAATCTACGTTTACTCCTACTCCTACCCCAATTCCCCCTCCAGTTCCCTGGAATAAACCAAAGTATATAAAGCCCAAAAAAGAGGTAATGAAAAAGGTTGCACAAGACTACGACTTATTGTTTAATTCCCTTGAGTATACTAAAACATATCAAGATGAAATAGATAGATTATCTATGCAGCTAGTTGAGGCAGGTGATGATTTATTAACTAATTACACATATGAAAGCATTGACTTTTTGCCAGATGTTGATATTGAAGTCAAAACATCAACAGGAGAATATAAAAACTCTGCAGATGTTTTTCAGCAAACCGATCAGTCACAGTACCTTGAGACGGTGATTGACGAAAGTGAGGCTTCAGAAGATATACAGTTAGCAAATAAATTAATTAGCTATTTAGAAGATAAAATAGGTATAAATAATCAGTTTAAAGATTTACTAGAATATTATGGTAGTATTGGTGGTAACACTATTTCTTCTGGAAGTTTTAAAAAGGGTGTTCCTACAGAAAATAAAGTTGATTTCTATATAGAGCTTCCAGAAGAGTTTGATGATTTGGGTGAGGTGGAAATACGTTTTGATCGAATTTAATGGTAAAATGTACAATATGAACGGTATTTATAAAGTCTTTATTGACGGAGAATTAATAGCGGAACAAAAGAATAAACTAACCTTATTAGGTAGATCAAATGCCCTTAAAACAATGCTTGGATTAGTTCCTTCATTTGCTGGTTCTATGGGAATTGGTATTTCCCCAAAGTCAAATGGTACCACTGGAACCTATTTAGATATGGCAGATTTAGATTTTTCAGTTGGAAGGTATCCAATTACCGCAGCAAGTCTTGGTCAAAATGACGAGGAAGATGTGCTTGTCTATACTGCAAGAATTACAGATACCTCAAGATACTATATTACAGAAATAGGGCTATATTCAAATAAGTTATCCTCAAACTTTGAAGCAGATAACAGAATTATTTTTAACTTTGAATCTGGAGACCCATTAAAAATATCAGATGGTACATATGTAACCCCTGATACCTCTTTAACTACAACCCCACATTTTGTTTCTGATTTATCTAACTATAGAATTGGAAGTAGTGCTTTAAAACTTACAGAACAAGACACAGTAACATTTAATGACTCTGTATTGGATATGAGCTATGTTGCACCATATGATAATTTTGTTTTAGCTGGTTATTTTAGTGGATCGTATAGCGTAAATGTTGTTTTTTCAGACGGAACAAATACAGCAACTTATCCTTTTGCTTCAGGTGGGTCTGGATATAAAGTTTTGTCAAAAGAAAAGAATAGTGCAACTGGCTATGCTTCTGTTGACTGGTCAAAAATAACTTCAGTTACTCTTCAGAATGCAAGCTCTGGCACTACCATTCTTGACGGACTAAGAGTTAAAAAATATAAAACACTTGACTCTGTAGAAGGACTTGTATCAAGGGCGGTATTTACTACAACTGGAGATAATCCAACAGCTATTGAAAAGCCATTAGGGTCAGTTATTGATATACAATACCTACTTGAAATGCAGATGGATATGTAATGAAATCATTATTTAAGATTGACCTTGAGCCAAATGAAATCTATAATGTTTCCCTTAATATTAAGCAAGGAGATAAAACAGTTGATAATCTTAGATTTTTTCAAACTAAGGCTCCAAAACTTTTTAATCTTAAGCCGTCAAACTTTACCACTACTTCTCAGATAGTTACTGAGCCAGATGCTGTTGTTAGAACTCAAACTAGCAGTGGGGTTACTGGAGGAGCCCCAGTCACCCTTGATGTCAAAAAAATTACTTGGAAAGAAGATAAAACTGGAGATTTCTCTGAAGGAGAACTTACATCAGAGCCAAATCAAGTTAATTATACTTTTACTATAGACCTAGAAGGTAAACCAAAAATGATGGGGTATCAGCTTACTGGGTTTAGCGGTGCCCTTTCATTTTTAAACTACAGAAACGACTACAGACCAAGTGGAGACTCCATAACATTAAGTTTAACCTTGTCACAAATAGATCCAACTGCACAAAGAAGCGTTCTTAATGAGTCAACATCAACTTATGCTTTCTTGGCTGAGTCAGTTTCTGCAAAAGATACAAGAATAAAATTTACAGGTGGAAATGCAAAGTATCTTGTTCCAGGAAATACTATGATTACTGTTATGGTTGGTGGTGGACCTCCTGGAAAAAGTGCGTTTCCCGTTCCAACCTATGTTTCTGGATATGCTCCTAGAACAGCTTACTGTACACTAAGTAATCCAGCAAACCAATTCGCAGCAAAAGGAAAAAGAATAGATTTTAAATCAAATGCAAAATTTAACGGATTTACTGGAAATGAGTATGCATATTTAAAGGGTGGAGGTTCGGCAACACCATCTAGTGATGGAAGAGTTTCGGGAGCACAGTTTAAATATGAAACATTTCCAACTTATGGAACTCCAACTTATAGGTACACCTTTAGTCAGAGTTCGTTTATTAGATCTTCTGTTATTAATCCAAATGTTTTAGAAAGTCTTGTTTGGGAAGACACAGTTAGAGATTTTATATTTTTTGTTATCACAGATAACGCAGTTGAATCTAAAAAATATTTTTTTGGAACCTATGGACAAATTACTACTCTTGCAACAGCAGATAGTGCACTAGTTGGAAATTCTTTATTTAATAGAAATACGCCACCCTCAGCACCAGGCAGTGTAACCGATGAAAATGTAAAATCTTTTACTACTCAAAGTCCAAAGACAAAGTTTTTTGAAGATACAAAAAGTAATACTACTGGTACAGCTCCACCCCTAAGCAGAGCAATTAAAGTTCAATTTTGTATTGCAAGATATACTAAAAGAGGTTCTACTTGGAATGGAGTCTGGCTTGGTGCTAAAGACGGTGCTCCCATAGAAGCAGATATTCTTTCTTCACCAGAGGCACTTCAGTAATGGCTACTTTAGAGGGAAGAGAACCGATCTCAAACATTAAGGGAATAGCAACTGCTGATAATTCCCTGTACCTGCTTTCTGACAGAATAGCATCTTTAAATTTTGATGGGTTTATTCCAAGAGATAATACCTTGGTTTATGCATCAGATTTAACTCCTGGTCAGACAGTTTTTACTTCAGATCCCACAGCAAGAGATAACTCACTTTTTATTACAAGAATTGATACTAAGACAGTAACTGTAGAGTCTGTTGAAGAAACATCATACTTTTTATATTATCTTGGAGATAATGACCTAGAGTCTCCCTATACCTATGGTGCAACCAATGTTGATGGATCATTTTCACAAAACCATTTATTTAATGTCTACGTTGACGATATTTCTGATGTAGCTCTGGGAACTACTGGGTGGATGATGACAAACCAGGGAAATGCAGTTTTTTCAAATGTATTTGTAAGGGGAACAATAGAAGCTACTTCTGGACAGATTGATGGAATTTTAAAGGTCGGCGAGTCTTCAGAAGGAGATCCTTTAGTAACCATTGGAAAAAACATATTTAGTTCTACTCCTTTTGAAGGTTCATCGGGAGAGCATAGCGGTTTATTTTTAAACAAAAACAATTATCTTTTGGGATATAATGTTCCTACAAATATTCCTATTACCTCTATTGTTGTAAGTGATAGCACAGGAACAGATTATTTAAGAAAAGCTACATTTACTTTAGCAGGACACACATTGGCATTAAATGACTTAGTTTCAATATCTGGATTTGATGATGACAAGTTTATAGAGCTTGATAATGTATTTCCAGTTAAAGAGATTACAACAGACACTTTTACTATATATTATAAAAATCCAATATCAGGAACAACAAATCCAATATCTGCAAATCTAAAAGCTGAATCTTTTGCTTTAAATAATATTTATGATATAACAAGTTTTTCTTTAAGTGAAACAACGTCATCAACAACTACTTCAAGCGTAAATGTTTATTTAGACACAAATTTCATAACATTATTTCTTCAGGGTCAAGTAACAAATCTAAATTCTATTGTAAACTCTTCCTTGTTAGCAGCAAATGGAGTACATAAAATAGTTTCCGTAACTAACCTTACCGATCAAGATAATAGTTATTTTACAATTACTACTCGAAGAATTGCTGCAGGAACATATACCACCGATCTTGGTCAAATAACTTTATTTAATTCAAACTATAAATTTAAGGTTGGAGATAGCGACAACTCTATGAGCTATAACTCTTTTACTGGAGCACTTACTGTTACAGGAAGAATTAATGCAAACTCTGGCAATTTTACAAATACAGTAAGTATTGGAGAGCCAAATATTTTTTATTCAGTAAGCAATAAGCAGCTTTTAAATAATGAAGCAATTCTTACTACAAGTACGCCTCATAGTTTTGTTGTTGGAGATAGCGTCACAATAATTGGAGTTGATAGCACTTTTAATGGAACATATAGTGTAACATCTGTTCCAACAGAAGAAACTTTTATATATAGTAAAACAGCTACAAATGTTTCTTCCACCGCAGTATCTCCAGTAGGAACAGTTTCTAGGGGAGCCCCAGTTGATGGCACACTTTTAGTTGGTTATGGTTCAAATCAAATAACAATCAATGGAACTGGACTAGATTCTACATCTGCTATATATGCAGGAGCAGGTAATTATGGAGAAACTGATACTGGTTTCTTTATGGATGCTTCAGGAAGATTTAGTCTTAAAGATAAATTAAAATTTACTTCTGCAGGTGATTTAACTGTAAGTGGAACTATTAATGCAAGTGCAGGTAACTTTACTGGATTTGTTACCGCAGGAAATATGAAAATTGGTAAAGATGTAGAGAGCACAAATGATGGTGTATATATAAATTCAACAAATTATTGGTATGATGATGGAAAATTCTCTCTTGGATCTGGAACTAAAAAGATATACTTTGATGGAACAGATGTAAAAATTACTTCAGATGTTATTATTGAAGGTGGGCTAACAACAACATCTTTAACTGTTGGAACATCTCCAAATCAAATGATTATGTCTCCAACGGCTATTCCTGGTGGTTCTGGTAGTCCAGGATTATATATGTCAAAAACTGGAGATTTTATAAATGCTACTACTGGAGACTTTAGCCTTGGTGATGGAGGAATTAGTTGGAATACTGCAGCTTCAAAGCTTACGGTTAATGGTATTCTTTCTGGTTATGTAACCACCGACATTGTTGCTGTTGCAGCATCTGATAGAATGGCTATCGGATACTTTAATGCTGTTTCTGGAGGTGCTCCATCTGGTGTTGGATTAAAGTTAGATGAAAACAATTACTGGTTTGTTGGAGATAAATTTAAACTTGGAAACTCAACAAAAAATGTTACTTGGAACGGAACAGATCTTTCAGTAACTGGAACAATTAAAGCAACTGAAGGATATATTGGCGGTACAACATCTGGATGGGCAATCTCTTCTAGTACCTTAAGCAATGGAATTGTTGGTTTATTTGCTCCAGACGTAAAAAATGGAGCAGTTACAGCAAATGGAACTATTCAGCCAGCAAATTCAACAACATTGGTAACTTCATCTGCAACAATAGAACCAAAAGTTGGAATGTCTATTAACAACATCGAGGTGTTTGATATAGGAACATACATCACAGCCGTTAGTGGTAGTGATCCAACATACACTATAACTGTTTCAAGTGGAGCTAAAGTTTCTCATTTTGATAAAACCTTTACTCTTGCTGAGTATGCAATATATGCAGGAAACTCAACAAGAAGGCTTGCTCCATTTAAAGTTGACTATCTTGGTAATGTGATAGCATCTAATGCAAATATTACTGGAAATATCAATGCAACCTCTGGATCATTTACAAATACTGTATATGTTGGAAATAATGCAACGGCATCAAACAATATTCAGCTTATTGGAACAGCTACTGCTGCAACAACTGCAATAGGTATTGGATCTGGAACACTTGGTTATAACACCACAACAACAAAGTTTTGGGCAGACGCTTCAGGAAGATTTAGCCTTGGTCAAGGTTTATTGTGGGATGGAACAAACTTAACAATTAATGGATCTGGAACATTTAGCGGATCTCTTTCTGCTGCTACTGGAACATTTAGTGGTTCTTTGTCTGCTGCTACTGGAACATTTAGTGGTTCTTTGTCTGCTGCTACTGGAACATTTAGTGGTTCTTTGTCTGCTGCTACTGGAAGCTTTACTGGTTCGGTAACTGCAACAAGTGGAACTATTGGTGGCTGGAGCATTTCTTCTTCAGCATTAACAACTGAAGCTTCTAATATTGGATTTAAAACAAATTCTACTGGAAAATCTATAGTTAAGACTGGAAACGCTGCAGCTTTATCCACAACAATAACACTAAATAATACAACTGGTCTAAGTGCTGGAATGGTTGTTTCAGTAAGTGGAACAGTTGGGCTTACATATACCCCAGCAGCAACAGTTATTGTTACAGTAGTTAACTCTACACAGATTGTTGTCTCAAAACCAACATTTATTGCTATTACGAATCTAAACATTACATTTTGGTATCCATATATTTGGTCTGGGGGTACGATAGGAACATCTAGCAGTACAGGTATGGCAGGGTTCCAAGTTTATGGAAATGGAACTATTATGGTTAACGATATAGCAGTTCAGCCAGGAAGTTTAGATGTGGCATTTAATTCTGGAATCTCTACAAATACTGGAACTGGATCTGATATTGGAATCACTTTAATTAAAAGACCATATACAACCACAAGTACAAATAACTTTTATCTTGCATGTTATAACGGAACATCATATATTGGTGGAATTTTAGATGGTGCAGGAAATGGAGTTTTAACTTATGCCACATTCCTTGGAACTCACTATTCTGAAATATCTCCATATTATGATTATTCATCTATTCCATTAGGAACAGTTTTAGAGTCAGTTGATGATTTAGTAGAAATAAAGTTTACCCAACAAGAGCGACTACCAAAAGCAAAAATATCAGATACTTATGGGTCTAAAAAAGTTTACGGTGTGTTTATGGGAATAGATGATTCTCAGGATGAAAACCGTGACTATTTGCCAGATGGAATACACGTTGCATCCGTTGGTGCTGGATGGGTTAGAATATCTGAATCTGCTATTGTTTTTAATGGAGATCTTCTTATTTCAAACGGAGACGGTACAGCTGTTGCTCAAGAAGATGATTTAATTAGATCCTCTACAATAGGAAAAGTAACATCTGGGACTAAAACAAAAATTTATGAAGATGGGTCATACTTAGTTCCAGCAGTTCTTTATTGTGGATAAAGGATTGTAAAAAAAACCTAAGTATGCTACAATATACAAAAGACACAAAGGAGAAATAATGTCACAAGATAAGACCCTTGAACTAGTTGTTCAGGAATTGCAAAACCGTATTGGTCAAATTACTAGCCAATATGAAACACAAATGGCTGTACTTAAAGCACAGGCACAACAGGCTATTGAAACAAAAGATGCAGAAATTGCTTCTCTTCAAACTCCAGCCAAAGAGGAAAAATCTAAGTAATGGCTATAAGCGAACTAAGTGATGGAAATCCGTTAACCTATAACTGGCTAAATACTTTAGTTGACGAAATCAATCAAACATCAAAAGATGTAAAGTCGGTAACTGGATCATCTAAGATCAATATGATTGCTGATCATATGTCTTCACCCAAGTATGTTCAAATGTTAACTGGAAAAACAATTATTAATCTAGCAGGTAAAGAAAGTGTTGATAAAACGCTTGTTACTTTTTCCACACCGTTCGCTTCCTCTGATGTTTTAGTTATCCCAGCAATTAACTTTAGAAATAATGCAGAAGAAATTTATGCAACTGCTTGGGTAACAAACATTAATGAGTCAGGTTGCACAATTAGAGTAAAAAGATTTGCACCTATTGACAAGAAAAAGTCAACTCCAATTACAATTAACTATTTAGCTATTGGTAAAGGCAAAGAAGTCTAAATACTATTGACACACCCCAGTTACTTTGGTAAACTGGGGTACTGCTATATTTGGCATAAACAAAAGGATTAAAATGACAAACGATTTAAAGTGGATGCTATCCTCTGACCAGCAATTCCCATATCAAGATGATAAAATGATTGAACTATGGTTTAAGGTTATGAGATGGTTCAAGCCAGATGTTGTGGATTACTTAGGTGATACCGATGATCAGGCTTGCTATAGCAAATACACAGAAGGACGTTCAGCAGAGTTTTTAAAGATGCATAAAGATAATGAGGGTAATGCTATTGTTCCTCTCATGAAGCATGAGGCAAAGCTTGCAAGAGACTTTTATACAAAGACTCGTAAGGTTGCAAAGAAGGCACAACTATTTTCTGCTTTAGGAAATCACGATATTCGTGTGTTTGATTATGTAGATGCAAAACTTCCAGACTATATTGAAGCAACTACACCAGAGTCTTTGTGGAACTTAGATAGTCTTGGTTATGATTATATTTATTACAATCAACCTCCTGCACACCGCTTTGGTGACATTCACGTTCATCACGGAAATGCTATCTCACAAAATGCAGGTGAGTCGGTTCGTAAAGATGTAGATAACTTTGGTGTATCTTTAATTCGTGGACACTCACATCGTGCAGGTGTATACTTTAATACCTATGAACTTAGAAATAGAGGAATGGGTGAAACATTGCGTGGGTATGAAATCGGTCATATGTGTGATGAAAAGTCTAAAGGTATGATGTATACAAATAACCATAATTGGCAGAAAGCATTTGCTATTGCACATATTGAAAATGGGGTATATCCACACATTCAACTTGTTCATGTATCTCCTGACTATGCCTGTGTAGTAGATGGCAAGTACTTTAAGGTTTAATACTATGCTATCATTTAACAATGAAATGCAAACTATGCAAAGGCAAGGTGATGGTAGATAGGGTATTTTCCAGTCACACCCATATTGAATTATTCTGTATGACTTGTGGGAAAAGATGGTCCTTCCATCACCCAAGTAACCATTCACCGTTTGTAAAATGGCTATATCAAAAAGAAAACGAACTGTCGAAGAAGACCTCGAACAGTTAAAGTCACCACAAAGAAGGCTATGCTTTCTTAATGATGAACTTCATAAAATTATACATATTGATCGTGTAAATAATATTGTAAGAACCTATAACTATTTACAAGATAGGCAGATGGCTTATCTTTATACAGATTATAAAAAACTTAGATCACCTGCTTATTCCATCAGACTTGTTGGAAAGCTATTAAGTCGTAGTCCAGACTCAATAAGAAAAGCAATTAGGCGTGGTGATGTTAAAAAGCCATACCTTATGGATCAATATGTTCACGGTGTATATTACTTCTGTGAAACAGATATCTATAATCTAAGAGACTTCTATGCAAGTTGGCATACAGGAAGACCTAGAAAAGATGGTTATATTACACCAAGATATGATGTGCCAACAAAGAAAGAATTAGATGCACTTCTAGGCAAGTCTGAAATGCTATATATTAAAAATAAGAATGGGGACTTTATTCCCGTTTGGAAAGCAGAGGATTTTTAATGGCAAAGGGTAGACATTCTTACAAGAATAAACCACAAGAAGAAAAGGGCTTTACAAACCTGCAAGAAGATGCTATCCTTTACTCTATGATATGTTTAGAGGAAGCATTTATGATAGCCAGAAAACGCAAAGATGTTCAGTCATTGATTTCCCTTGCTGACAAATGGTATGGTATTGCTCAGGTATTTGAAGTAGTAGACGACAATAAGCCAATGATTGGCTTTGGATCAGGAGCAAAAAATGAGTAATACGGTTGTTAAGGTTAATCTAAAGTTTGTAAGAAACTTAGGTAACTATGAAAGTATGCACGTTGAACTTGGTGTAGAAGATTGGGTAAGAGATACCGATGCTAATACCGATGCTGCAATGAATAGAGTTTTTGAGTTTGTGGAAAGCAAACTTATTGAAAAAGTTAATGCGTTAGAAAAGGATCTAAAGCAGTGACAAAAAGTGAGGCAAACCTAGCTTTTGCATTACTCACATATTATTCAAAGAAGTTTGAAGATAGGTATGGCAAGAAGCCAAACATAAATAAGTATAAAGAAAAATGGGCTGCCTCATCTATCCTAGAAGACTTTGAGTTTGACAATGCTAAGTTAATTATTGATTACTACTTTACCTTATCTAAAGAGGGACACCCACTTTCTTGGCTATTTAATAACTTTGATAAGTTAAAAGATTCAGTAGAGTCAAATGAGCAAGATAAAATATTAAGAGCAGAGCGTAGAGCACAGACAATAAAGTTGAGAGAAGAGTGGTTAAATGGGAATGCGTGAAGAAGTAGAAGTAATCTCTTCTGTATGCGAGAATAAAGATATCCACGTTCTTTTTGAAAATAATGTGGACTATATGATGCAGTCCTGCGGTGATGTATGGGACTTTGTAAAAGAGTATTATAATGAAACTCGTCAAGTACCGCCATCAGATCTTTTGCAAACACGCTTTCGTGATTTTGACACAGTGCAAGATCCAGCACCAACTATCTATGCAGTTAATAGATTAAAAGAAACATTTCTAGATGAGTCACTAAGGACAACAGTTCGTAAAGCTGCACAGTTTCTTCAAGACAATCAATCTGGCAAAGCACTAAATACTATGTCAAGTGACATATCTTCACTTGCTAGAATTACTGCAAGGGTCAGAGACCTTGATGTAACAGATGTTGATGATGCATTACAATACTTTGAAAAGACTCGTCAATCAGCAATGAATGGTGATATTGGTATTCGATCTGGCATTGCTGCATTTGATCTTTGCTTGCCTATGGGTATTGCTAAAGGTCAGTTAGGTGTATTGCTTGCATATCCTGCTATTGGTAAGTCTTGGATGGCTTTGTTCTTGGCTGTAAAGGCTTGGCAGAATGGTCGTGTGCCAATGATCTTGTCTCTAGAAATGACAGAGCAAGAAGTTCGTAATCGTATCTTTACAATTATTGGTAATGGCAAGTGGTCACATCGTGCTATTAGTTCAGGTCGTGTAAACAATGATGAGTTTAAGGAATGGGCTGAGGGTAACTTAGTTGACAAGCCACCATTTAAGATTGTATCAAATGACGGTGGTAGTGAAGTCACTCCCAATGTTGTTAGAGCAAAGATTGACCAGTATAAGCCTGATATCGTATTCATTGATTACTTACAACTTATGCAAGACAATGCAGGAACTAGTTCTAATGAAACAGTTAAGATTAAGAACTTGTCAAGAGAGTTAAAACTATTAGCAATCTCTGAGCAAGTTCCAATCATTGCTATTGCTTCTGCTACCCCAGATGATGCAAGTGACTTAGAGAGCGTTCCACAACTTGGACAGGTGGCTTGGTCACGTCAGATAGCCTACGATGCAGACTGGGTATTAGCATTTGGTCGTAAGCAAAACACAGGTGTTCTAGAGGTGGCGTTTAGAAAGAATCGTCACGGTTTCTTAGGAGACTTCTATATAGATGCAGACTTTGATAGTGGTAAGTTTGAGGAAATGATGGACCCTGCAGACCTATTGTAATCTATAATGGTTATATGGAGTTCGCAGGACACAAGAAAATTAAAGAGTTTACCATAGATGGTCAGATCTATGATGAAGCTGATGTAATGCGTTTGAAAGAAAAATATAACTCCATAATGGATCATTATCTTAGAAGTCAAGGATATGTTCCACATTTAGACCTTGACATAGTTTTTACTATAGATTATAATGGTAACTGGTTCGACTTTAAAATAACAATGTACGGTATTTATTTAGGAAAGGCAAAAGCAAAATGCTATATGGGAATAACAGGAAGCAAGCTAATTCCAATGACTCCTACGACCCAGAGCAAGTCAGAGAAATCATCACATCGTGTGGAGTCTCAATAGGCACTGAGTTAGATACTCACTTTTTAGTTTTCTGCCCGTTCCACAATAATCGTAATACTCCAGCGTGTGAAGTAGACAAAGAAAAAGGTTTGTTCCTTTGTTTTTCTTGCGGAGAAAATGGAACTATCCTAGACTTTGTAATGCGTACAACCAATAGAACCTACTTTGAGTCTGCTAGAATTATTTCTAATGCTGCAAAAGCAGGAGACTTTGTTCAAAAGATTGACAAGTCAATTATTCCAAAAGAAGAGTTTAATAAGTTTGATGATGCCACAATAGAACGCTTGCACACTTCCCTGATGCAAGACAATAAGGCTATTTCATATTTTACTGGTCGTGGCATTACAAAGAAAGCGTCAGAGTTTTTTAAACTTGGATATTCAGATAAGCAAGATATGGTTACAGTTCCAGTATATTCTCATACTGGGATATGTGTAGGCTTTGTTGCAAGATCGGTAGAGGGAAAAGCATTTAAAAACTCTACAGGTTTGCCAAGAAGTAAGGTATTGTTTAATCTTAATAACTGCAAGTTCCAGGACATTGTAGTTGTAGAATCATCCTTTGATGCTATCCGTTTATGGCAATTAGATATACCTGCCGTAGCAACGCTAGGAGCAAATGTAGGCACAGTTCAGTTAGCCCTGCTAAATAAGTATGCCAATACAGTTATCGTTGCTCCTGATGGAGATGAGGCTGGTAATGAGATGGTATCAAAGCTTATTAGAGGTCTTGCTGGTAAAGATATTAGAGTAATGCAAATACCAGAAGGTAAAAAAGACATTGGTGATATGACAGATGAAGAAATTAATGGTGCATATTCACAGATAAAAGCACTTGACTTAGCACTCAATATCTGATAAAATGTTTTAACAGACCCACATATGGGGTCAAATATTAAGGAGAAATATTATGGCAAGTATTACAGGATTAGCAAATATCCAAAAATTAATCGAACGACCATCTCATTCAGATGGTCCAAAGGCTCGCTGGCTAAAGTTAGAAGATGGTCAGTCAGTTAAGATTCGTTTTCTAAACGAAGTAGATCCAGATTCAAAGAGTTACAGTAAAGAAATGGGTCTAGCGATTGTTATCGCAGAACATACAAATCCAAAGGATTATCGCCGTAAGGCTCTTTGCTCTATGGAAGAAGAGGGCAAGTGCTATGGCTGCGAAATGCATAGGCGTGATCCAAAGGCTGGTTGGAAGGCTCGTCTTCGCTACTACACTAACGTGTTAGTAGATGAAGGTAATGGCGAACAATACACAGCTATTTGGTCTCAAGGTGTTGGTCCAAAGTCACCGACTACAACAACGATCATTGAGTATGCTTCTGACACTGGAGGAATTTCCAATGTCATCTGGAGACTAAAGCGTAATGGCACAGGTACTCTTACAAGCTATTCACTGTTCCCTGTTGCAACAGATGAGAAGCCTTTTGATTTCACAGGTATTGAAACCTATGAACTTGAAAAGACAGCAACTCGTCAAGTTAAGTATGCAGAGCAAGAGTCATTTTTTATGGGTCTTGAAACTGAGGAAACAGCAAGTGCATCTGTAGAGTGGTAAATCCCACTTGACAGACTTGGGGGCGGTAGGCTATAATTGCTTATCGCCCTCACTAATTTTATTGGAGAAAAATGTATCATAATCATCATTCGCATTCTTACTATAGTTTGCTTGATGGCTTCTCCTCACCAGAAGAACTTCTCAAACGTGCAGAAGAGGTGGGTATGACTGCTTTATCATTAACAGATCACGGAACTTTAAGTGGTCACAGAGACTTTCTTATTGCTGCAAAAGACACAAAGGTAAAACCAATCCTTGGTCTTGAAGCATACTTTACTACAGATAGATTAGATAAGCGTTCTAAGAAAGAGCGTGGCGAAGATGAGCAAGTTTATAATCACCTTATTGTATTAGCAAAGAATGAAAACGGTGTTCAGAACCTATCTAAACTATCTGAGATTGCTTGGAATGAAGGCTTCTTTAATAAGCCCAGAATAGACTTTGAGATACTAGAAAATTATTCATCAGACCTTATCATCGCATCAGGCTGTATGAACGGTATTATTGCCAAAGCTATTCAAAATGATAATATGGAACTTGCTAGAAAGCACACAGACTGGTTTAAGCAAGTATTCAAAGATGACTTCTATATGGAACTACAACCACATAACCCATATGAACTTAATGCACAGATGCTTAAACTGGCAGATGAAATGGGTGTTAAGTCAACAGTAACACTTGACTGTCATTATGCATCTCCAGAAGATCGGATTGCAGAAGAAATTATGCTTATCCTTGGTACACATCCTAACATTCGTAAAGAAGCAAAGTTTGATGATAGTCGTAAGATTAAAGATCTTATTGAACGCCTAGATTATTTATATGGTGATCGCTTTATGTCATTTAAAGACTTAGAGATTTACTTAATGGGATACAAAGATATTCGTCAGATGATGATTGACCAAGGTATTGATCGTGATGACTTGTATGAAAACTCCTTAGAGATATCTGATAAGGTTGGCTCTTATGAAATTAAAAAGGGATTAGATTTATTACCTGCAGACTATACAGATCCAGATCACCAACTTGAAAAGATAACTATGGTTGGACTGGCAAAGCGTGGACTAGCAGATAATCCAGATTATGTTGCTCGTATAACTGAGGAACTTGAAATCATTAAGTCTAAAAACTTTTCTTCATACTTTATTGTAGTTGCAGATATGATTAACTGGTCAAAGAATAATAATATTCTTGTTGGTCCAGGAAGAGGTTCTGCTGCAGGTTCTTTAGTTTGTTATGCACTTGGAATTACAGAGGTTGATCCAATTAAATATGGATTGTTGTTCTTCCGATTTATTAATCCAGAGCGTGATGATTTCCCTGACATTGATACAGACTATGAAGATCGTTATCGTGGAAAAGTAAAAGAGTATCTTTCAGAACAATACCAACACGTTGCTTCTATTGCAACCTTCCTTACATTTAAGGATAAGGGTGTTGTTAGAGATGTTGCAAGAGCTTTTCACGTTCCACTTCCAGAAGTAAATAAAGCATTAAAGGGTATTGAAACTTGGGATGAGTTTATGTCTAGCACAATCTCAAAAGACTTCCGTGATAAATATCCAGAGGTCGTAAAGTATGCAGGTAAGTTGCGTGGACGTATTCGTGGTACTGGAATGCATGCTGCTGGTATTGTTGCATCTAAGGATGCTATTTGGAAACACGCACCTATGGAAACTCGTAAAGATACACAGTCAGATGATCGTGTGCAAGTTGTTGGTATGGATATGGAGCAGGTAGCAGATGTTGGTCTTATTAAGATTGATGCTCTTGGTCTTAAAACATTAGCAGTTATTCACGATACCTTAGATATGGTTAAAGAGCGTAAGGGTAAAGACATAGACCTTTCTAGTCTTACTCTAGATGATAGAGAAGTTTATGCAGACCTTACTGCAGGGTTTACAAAGGGTGTGTTCCAAGCAGAAGCAACTCCTTACACAAACCTATTAGTAAAAATGGGTGTGTACACCTTTGATGAACTTGCTGCTTCTAATGCTTTAGTTCGTCCAGGAGCTATGAATACTATTGGTGCAGAGTATATTAAACGCAAAAAAGGTAAAACTCCAGTGAAATATATTCACGACATCGTAAAGGACTTTACTCAAGATACTTATGGGTGTATCCTTTATCAGGAACAGGTTATGCTTGCTTGTGTTCATCTTGGCGGAATGACTATGGCAGAAGCAGATAAGGTTCGTAAAATTATTGGCAAGAAAAAAGATGTAAAGGAGTTTGACAAGTATCGTGAACAGTTTGTTAAGGGTGCTTCAAAGCACATTACAGAAAAGCAAGCACAGGGTTTATGGCACGACTTTGAGGCACACGCAGGTTATTCCTTTAATAAGTCCCACGCTGTTGCTTATTCTATGCTTAGTTATTGGTCTGCTTGGCTAAAGCGGTACTACCCACACGAGTTTATGTATTCACTTCTTCGTAATGAAAAGGATAAGGATACTAGAACAGACTACCTAATTGAAGCAAAGCGAATGGGAATTACAATCAAGCTCCCACACGTTAATGAATCAGATATTGACTTTACTTTAGAGGGTGATGCAATTAGGTTTGGTTTGGGAAACATTAAGTTTATTTCAGAAAACATTGGAAGCAAACTTATTGCAAGTAGACCATTTGATTCCTTTGATCATTTAAAAACGCTTGCAGGTATAAAGGGATCTGGAATAAATAACAGAGCAATAGAAGCATTAAATAAGATTGGTGCTGCTGCATTTAACGATAACTTAAGGATTGGAAATGAAAAAGAAAATTACTACGAGTACCTTAACATACCTGAGTTTACTAGTGATATCCCTCGTTGGATTGAAGCATATGCAAAACCGCTTGAAGATTACTCAGAAGAGGGATCATTCCTTGTACAGGCTATGGTCAAGTCAATCAAAAGAGGAGACGGGTGGAGCCGTATCGAAATCGTTGACAAGACTGGCTCTGTTGGGATATTTGACAGATCGGACACGGTAATTGAACCAGGAAAGATTTACATCTTCTTGGTAGCAGATAATCGTATTGGTGCTTATGCAACAGCAGAAGACCTTAAGAATACAGATGATCCTTTTATTAAATACTTACAGGCAAAAACAATGACATTGGGTGATGGAGAATTTTTTACCATTAGCTTCACACCAAGAAAGACAAAGGCTGGTCAGAAAATGGCAAATGCTGTCCTTGCAGATAAGGATAAAGAACTGCACTCTGTAGTTATTTTTCCAACAATGTATGGTCAGGCTTTATCTAATATGAAACCAGGCGGTAGATGTAAGCCAATATTACAAGAAACAACATCAGGAAGTACCACAGTAAAGGAGTTTGAGAGAGTATGAACCTAGATAATTTAGCAAGAAGCGTACACTATAATGCAACAGAAAAAGGTTTTTGGGATTATATGTATTCTAATGTAGAGCCAGTTGGAGATACCTTTGTTTTCTTTGCAAAACAAATAGCAATGATCCACTCTGAGGCAACAGAAGTATTAGAAGCACTAAGAAAACAAAAGGGTACAGGAGAAGTTACAGAAGAACTAGCAGACATTATTATTCGTGTAGTTGATCTATATGAAGGATTACTAATGGCTGGCGAAGCATCAGGTTCTCTAGAAGACACTGTAACAAAAAAGACAATTACCAATAGCCAACGCCCAAAAATGCATGGCGTATTGGGATGATATAATAGATGCTTAGAAAAGATAATGGAGATATAAATGACAACAACTATTGAGGATATCCTATCAAGGTTAGATCCAAAAACAAGAAAGCGTGTACAGCAAGCAACTGAAGTTGAGATTGAAAGACAACCAACACCAAGCCTAAGTCTTAATGTTGGATTAAAAGGAGGTCTTGCTTATGGTCGTCAAGTTCTTATTTGGGGAAACAAGTCTGCAGGAAAATCATCTTTCTGTTTGCAAATGATTGCAGATGCTCAAAAAGATGGTAAGACTTGTGCTTGGATTGACTCAGAGCAGTCATACTCACCTGAATGGGCTACAAAGCTAGGTGTTGATTCTGAAAAACTTATTTACTCACCTGCAAAAACTATTAACGATATGGTTGATGTTGCAGTAGACCTAATGAATGCAGGAGTTGATTTAATTGTAGTTGATTCTATCTCTGCACTGCTTCCTGCTATCTACTTTGAAAAAGATGGTAATGAATTAAAAGAACTACAAGACACCAAGCAGATTGGTGCAGAAGCAAAGGATATGACACACGCAGTTAAGATGCTTAACTATGCAAACAAAAATACTTTGCTTGTTCTTATTTCACAACAGCGTAATAGTTTTGGTGGAATGCATGCAACTCATATCCCTACTGGTGGTATGGCTGTTAAGTTCTTTTCAAGCACCATCGTAAAGTTATGGTCAAGTGAGTCAGAGGCTAGTTCCATTAAAGATAAGGTAACTGTTGGTGATCGTTTGATTGAACAAAAGGTTGGTCGCCCAGTTAACTGGACTATTGACTATAACAAGACTGGACCACAGTTTATTGGTGGATCATATGACTTCTACTTCCAAGGAGATCACGTTGGTGTAGACACCATCGCTGACCT